GTCTACCAAAATATGGTACATCAATAGAAGGTATTGATGATGCCGGTAGTTGTGCAGTCTTTACCTCAAAAGAAGCGTTCGACTTAAAGCGCCCAATTGGATTGAATAAATGCACCCTAAAGAGGTTTGGGCGAGCTCCCCCATCATTAAAGTTTGCTCTAAAGTCGTTTACATTAAATGCCATTGTTGTTTATCTCCTATTTTGTTCTATTTATATCAAACTACACCAGTTACTTCAGAAAAACTCACTCCAGTGCGAACTGCGACAAAGTTCAGTTGGATAAAGTTAATAGAACGTGCTGGTTGGATGAAGATATCACCTACAAATTGATTGGTATCTATGACGTTTGCAGTATTGTTTGTTGCGTCACAAACTACTTTAAAGTCATAAATTCCTCTGCGACCTTTGATATCTCTAAGGAAAGGTTCAATCAATGATGTGAATTGAGCGCGAGTAAATTCATCATTAAATTCAAATAGTGTAAATTTCGCAGCTGTTGCAATAGATTTTTCTAGTACAATAAACAATCTTCTAACATTAATTCTACTAAATGCGGAAGGCTTCATTGTCCACGTTTTATCTCCAAAAAGTACAGTTCCTTGTCCAGCAAAATTACAGACAGGGTTAATTGCGAGTTTGTATAGTGCATCGCGATCTGCTTTTGGCATATCTACCATAGTTTTTACGACACCTTTGTAAATACCGCGATTAAAACCAGCTGGAGAGAACCATGCATCTCTATCAAGTTCACTTCTAACCATCAGTCCAGCAGTATCACCGTTGAACGGGACATACCAGAACTTATTGTTATACTTGTCTGCTTGGTATTTGTAGTTAGAGTCACAGAATGCATAATTACTTCTTCTACAACCATTTAAGAATGTTTGTGTTGCAGTAGAATTACCCGCATTTTTATCTGCTTCTACATCTACCTGTCTGGGAGAAATAACTGCAATACAATCTTTTCTAGTCGATGCAACATCAATAATTTTATTAATTGCACCTTGAGCAGTAGCAGTTGAAGAACCAGCGTCAGCAGATTCACCTTGTAGTAAGAAACCTACATCTACTGTTTCTGTATCTGCAAAAAGATCATATCCGGCACCGTAATGAGTAGTACTTGGCACACCACCTTCTTGTCCATTTCCGAATGGACGCGAAATCCAATCTTCTGTTCCGTCAGCAGTTACAGTCGTGTCTTGCTTCAATTTGGCAAAACTTTCTTTGATTGTTCCGGATAAGGAAATGTCCTGACCCCAATCCATTCCTGTTGTACTTGGGTGATTCATTACATAAACAAAATTAGATGTAGCATTAATTTTATCCACATAATAGATATTAGCACCATCACTTGCGCGGCCGTTACCAGCTTTTGACATATGTTCAATAACTTCTACAACATTAGTGTTTCCATTTACGTCAACTTCTGTTACAATCAAAGACAAACCTTGTGTGATTGATTCTGATCCAACAATTTGAGTTGCACTAGGATCTTTGGATTTATCATCCGCTGAAGGAATACCTGACAAATGCGAAGCAAGAGCAGTCTGTGTCGCTGCAAACCCAGTAGTACCACCATATGATGATTCGTCAATGAGATATACATGCAAACTATTACCTGATGTACCAACACCCCTAGCCATCCATTCATGTGAATTTGCACTAGCATTTGCAAATCCCATAGAAGAAAGGAAATTTGTAGAATTTTTAACTAACAAATTTGTTCCAGTAAAGGTAAATACGTTTGCAAGTTTACTTTTTATGGTAACAGCAATCGCAGCCGCAGTTGCTGGAGCAGTATTTGTAAATTCAATTCTCGATCCACTCGAAAGTAACTGGAATTGACCTGCACCTGTACCAACAGTCGCAGCTGTACCACCTACGGTAACAACTACTGTCTCACCGATAGACGTATTGACAGAAGGACTTAATGCAAAAGATTTTCTTGCAGGAATTACTACAGTTTCTACTTCGTTTGTAAGAGGTAGATTTGCAGTATATGTAATTAATGTACTATTTGCGGTTACTGTATAATCAGATGTGTTATGTACTCCATCAACACTGTTACTTGAACTTACTAGATTATTTGTAACTGCATGAGCACCAGCACTACCAGCCATTGTAAATACAGACTGCTGTGCAATAGAAACAGTGATAGTATCTGAACCAGTTGCCCAAGGTTTGATAGAAGTATCTGTGGGTGCAGCTGATTGCATATGCATTGGGCCAGCTAATGCTGTTCCAGCGGCGTTTATTGCGCCAGGCATATAAAATGCTTTATATAGAGCGTCTCCAGAACCACCACCCGCGAGAGTGATTGCACTGCCAGCAGTTGTTGTTGCAAAGTTATACGTTGTTGATATAGTAACTACATTAGTACTTACTGAAGCAACGTAATATACATTATTTGCAGTCAAATTTGCATCTGCTGTAGATGCGCGGTATACTACTGCATCTCCTACTGACAATCCATGTCCAGCTACAAGTGTGATATTTGCAGCAGCTGTTGTTGTTGCAGTTCCACCGTATGTGGTGAAATAGTGAATATGACTAGTACCTGTACCACCATAAACACCAGAATCTGCAAGATTAGAATCTGAAAGTCTAGTATACATGGGCCATGAGAACCCAGCGGTTGCCATATCTGTTACCGTTCCGGCAACATGTGCAGACCCTGGCGTATTACCAGTTCCGGTTACTTTACTGCCAACACTAGTATCTGCATGAATATAGTATGGTCCAGAAGAAGTATTTGCACCAATAGAATCTGTGAAAGAAATAATCTGTCCAGAAGCAGTAGAAAACCCTCCGATGGAATATCTTGCAGATGGAAGAAGTCCTCCTGCACTTGCGCCTGTTCCTCTAATATGAATTGAAACATCAGAAGAAGTAAGTGTTCTGATTGCATCATCTCCTGCTGCATCACCAGTTGTTATTAGTGTGGTTGTTCCATCTGCGTATCTAGGACGCAAGAATTGACTTGCAGAACCACCAGTGGTAGTCGCAACACCAGCGTGTAGATTTAAACTTGCAATCGCTGCATCAGCAGTTTGAGTGAAAGTTTGAGCAGACGAACCAGTTAGGGAACTACTAATTGCAGCTGCACCTGTAAAGTTTTGAACCGCACCTGATGTTGCTGAAGTTGCAGTAACTTTACCAGAAAGAGCATTTCTTGCTCTGGTTGTCGATGCATTGGCCACATCATCTTCAACAACTCTTACAACTTTAAGGGAAGAGCTATATGAAAGAAAGTTTGCAGCTGTAAACCAAGATTTATAATTTGTGCTATTGGGTCTACCAAAGGTATTGACCAACTGTTCCTCACTCGAAACTGCAACAATCTCGCCTACTGGTCCTTTTGAGAACCTACCAACAATGCCACCAATACTGGTAACGACTGCGGGCACACTTGATGACGCATCTATTTCCGAAATATTAACGCCGGGACTGACTTGAAATGCCATTTTTTAATCTCCTTTGATTTATTTTTTAATTGTTATTTTCTATTTATTTATAAAAACAATAAACTCACTTCTGGGACTGGCATTTTTAATCCACTGTCCAATAATCCCCACTGTCATCAATAAAACCTTCTTTTTCAAACCCACTTGAGATAAATCCAAATGGTAACATGTTTTCTTCTAAATGTTTCATTCTTTCTGCATAGATTTCTGCCCTAGTATCAACATCGCACATTGATCTAAAATATGGTTCAGTAGTCATCCAAGCAAATAATATCAATGTATCTACCATATCATCATGTCTACCTTTTTCCGCCTCAAACTTGGGCCCTTTTTGGATAAAGGTTGTCAATTCATTAATTGTATTATAATCTCTAATTAATAGTTGGTCGCCCTCAACAAGACCTTTTAAATTTAAACAACCAATTTTTTTTGTTGTTTTTGTTGTTCTGATCCCCAAAGTATAACTCCCACCACCAAATCCGGTACTAACTTGTTGTCCTTTTCTTGGGTCGTTCGTAATACTTATTAGATTGGTGTTTTCTAATTCATGGTATAGAATATCACTCACTTGTTGGCCAACATCATTTATTTCTACTAAAATTAATGCATCATTATAAGTCATAGACATTTTATTGATGACTGTAGGATATAACATTGCCGGCATAGTGTTTGATCTATAACATGCGATCTGTTTATATGGAACCTGTGTACAATCAAAGATAGAAAATGCAGAATAGTCTTGCCCCTGTCCTCTAGAAACATCTACTGTCATAAAGTATATGTGATCATTTTTTGGTTTTTCATAAATTTTTAAATCGCCATCTTCCAATGATTGTCTAGGAATTTTATATGGCATATTTTTTAGTTTAGTTATATTTATGAGGGTGTTAGTACTTCCTAAAAACTCAGTATCAAATTCTTGTCGAAACTGTTCTTGACTAGTATTCTTAATTGTAGATTTTTTCCATGCTTCGTCTCGGCCTGGAATTTCCGACCAATGCACCTGTATAGGAACATATTCGTTTCTTCCCTCTTCTGCATCTACCCACAGTTTATAGAAATGATTCATTCCTTGTGGTGTCGATACAATAATAACTTTTGTAGATGTACCAGATGAAATTGTTGGATATACTGAATTAAAAAATTCTTCTGCGAGTTCTATTGGAACAAACGCAAATTCGTCTAGAAATAGAATATTGAATGAACCACCACGAATTGCACTTGATGATGTCGCTGCGGCCATAATTCTAGAACCATTTTCTAATTCTATACTACCCTTATTCCATACCTCAACACCTTGCTGTAACCAGCTTGGAAGATGCTCAAATGCCATCTGCAATCTTCCTAATAATTCTCGAGCGGTTGCAAGTTTATTTGCAAGTAATGCAACTGAAACGTCTTTTTCAAATAATATATAATGTAAGAAAAATGCAATACAGGTAATAGATTTTCCAGACTGTCTACCAATTTTACAAATAGTAAATCGGTTGTCATAGAAACTATTAATCATTTTTTCTTGAAAAGGATATAACTCAAAATTTATAAGACCCTGATCTAGATTAATAATTTTAACATATGTCTTGATAAAGTATATGGGGTCGTCCATACATTTTACATATTCTTTTGCTTGTTCTTTTGTCCATTCTAGTGATTGTCCCGAAGCCTTTAGGTTTGGGTTATTATTATAAAATTCACTCATTCTCTATTTTTGCCTTTCAGCATTTCAAGAAGTTCGTTTGTATTTCCAACAAATACAGAATTATTATTTACAACTTTAGAAGGGCCGCCCTCTTTGGTATCTTCTATTTTATTCATGTCTATTTGTAATTTGGTCAAATCTTGTACTAAATCTGCATTAGTTTTAATTAACTGTCCGGCAACCTCAAATGCTCTGGGGTGTTCGCTTTCTTTTGCCAACATTAGTAGGGCCTGTAATGCATCTTGTCCCTGTCCTACAAGATCGTATAAGGTTTTTCTTCTGAAATCATAATCATTTTTTATATCATTATCTCTAACCTCTTTAGATATTTCCATATCTAATGATTTAGAATTTACTATTTCTACAGGTTGTACTTGTTCCATATCATTCTCAATTTCTAAAAATTTTCCTAGATGTTCATTATTAAATTCTTTCATTACGTGGTATCTCCAAAATCTTCATCAAATGTGGTAACAAAACTATAATTATCAGTCTCCAATGCAGTTGCAGGATTTGTTGTAATAGTTTCTTTTTGGAATTGATCTGTAGAATTTAATTTTTTCGTGTTGGTGATAGCAGTTCTAATAAGTTTCTGCTCTCTTGGTAGTCCATATAATACACCATTCAGTGTAAATGATAATGTCCATATCAAAGAACGTCTTTCAGTAAAATCACCCTGATACTCATCTTGGTATTCTACTCCATCAAGTGTTAGTGCGGTGTCTCTCACTATACCAATTTCTGTGGCCTCTTTTATGGGAATTATAAAAGATGGTGTAAAATATGGTAAAATCTGCTCGACAATTTGTGTGGCATCATCTGCGTTTTTTGTCATAACAGATAGTGTAAATCCAATATCATATGGCACAGGTTGATATATAATATTTTTTTTATTTACATCTGACGCATGATTTTGTTTTGTCAACTTACCAACTTTTGAAAGTTTTCTATCTGGAGCATACTGAAATCCAGAAATTTCAAATGACATTCTAGGCAAAACAATTGCGGCCTGACCTGCTGTTGTTTTTTTATTAATTCTAGACAAATACTTTTGAGTGGGCCCATACGCCAATGGAACGTCTATGGTAGACAACACCGCTCCAGCAGAATTTGTTCTTTTAACTTGTACATCATTAAATATAGAACCAAATGCAATGACATAGTTCCTAATTGTACTTCTATAAAAATGCGAATTTCCTAGCATTAGTATCCCTCACTAAATGGGTTGCCAGTTGTAAAATCTATAACATCATCTGTAACAGTGGTTGACAATGGAATAAGATTACTATTATCTGGATCGGCTACAGTATCTACAGATTCATCTACTAGGGCCGCTGGTGCAACAAAGTTGTTATCAATCTCTGTTATTCCAGTATTTACTGTTTCGTGTGACCAAGAAAATAATTCTGTAGTAACTTGAAATAAATGATTTTTGCCCAATTGATAAAATGTGACTTCATCCTCTACAAACTTAATTTCAAATGCTTGGTCCAATAACGGCCAATAGATTAAATCACCTACGGCTGGCGCTGACAGGGAGGTTACTGCTGTAAATCTGGCCGCTGATATATTTAATATCAATTGGTCTCTAATATCCAACCCAAATTGAGTCAACATATCTTCTCCGCCACCAAAACCATCCGTATTTTCGATGTGCATTTCTACTACATGAGAACCTGTGAATGAACTTACAGTATCTTCATTAAAAATTGTGTCTTGTTTTACCAGAGTTCTTGGCATATATGTAAAATCTTGACCAACCATTTGAATAGATTCTGCTACAAGGTTTCCAATCAAATCTTGTTCTTGGGTAAACGATATTGTATTGAAGTGTGGATTTATTGCCATTATAATTATCCTATCATTATATCAACAGGTAATTCATAATTAAGAGACATTTGTTCTTCTAGAATTTGAATTTCTTCTTTTGCCTCTTGTAGAATTGTTGCGCCGTTAAAAGTTATTCCACCGGGCAGGGCAATACCTTCAAATTTAGTAAGATTTTCGCCCCACTGTTTTTTTATTAATGCGGTTGCATATTTTTTTAACCATCTATCATTCCATACATCTGTATAAACATCAGGATCAATAATTTTCGTGCATTCTATGATAATATATTCGTTTTCTAATAAATCAAAACTCCAATCAGCATCTACAAATAATCTATTCATATGTCTCTGATATCTAATCGGAACAGTTCCATGAATGAGAGTATTAACCATCTGTAGGTGACTTTGTGTTATTTCGTATGTCAACATTTCCGCACTAGACAGATTGTAAACGTCATTTAGAAACATTTGATATTTAACATCAAACATATTTGTAGAAAAACTATTTTTCTGATAGAATGGTAGTACTTGTTTAATTCCAATAATACTTTGATCTACGGTTATATATTTATTTGTGATATCGGCCGCAAGTACCTTGTGGGGAAAATATGTGTCCTCGACAGCATCAAAGTGGTAGTCTTGATAATACTCTAACGCATCATCGATTCTATCTTCTATCTGATCAGCAGATACATTTATCTGTATGACAGGAGAACCAAGTTTCCGTTCACAGTATGCTTTAAATGCAGTACGAGATGTAATTACTGGCATAGTTGACCTCTTTTATGACTATTTATAATTTATAAACTAGTCGTTGTCTAAGACTACTAGGCCTTTTTCTAAAAGAATTTCTCTATTTTCCATATGTGCAGCCTGTGTCTCATCTTTATTTCCACCGAAATATGGGACTGCATGATTTTCTTCAATCATAATTTCTGTGAGGCGTTTTCCATCAAACAAGAAATCTCCAAGAACTCTTCCGAATTTACCTGTCTTGTCTTTTTCTGTTTTAATCATCTGCATACTACCGATTGGCATCATAGATTTGACAAACTCTTTTGCAGCAAGTCCAAATTTCTTTTCGACTAAATCTCTTGTGCGTGATTCTGGGGTATCAATACCCATTACGCGAACACGTTCTTTGTGTATCCACACACCGAAACCTAGATCGATGTCTACGTCTACTGTGTCGCCGTCAACTACTCTTAATATCTTACATGGGTATTCATATGCCATTTTATATCTTTCTTTTTTATTTATGTGAAAACGTATGCTGCGCCGGTCTGGGTGGAACCAGCATCATCTTCATATCTAGCGCCGACAATTATAACTTGAGAATCCGACAGTCCTACCGCCATATTCCCAAAATTATCATCAGCACTGGTGGTATTTATATTTGGATTTTCTATAGTCCGAACATAACTACCATCTGATATTTTCCAATAATGAACGACACCTGTGTCTTGGCCACTCCCGACACCACTGCCAGCATCAACTTCTGCATCAAAGGCGGCAATCGCAACATGTGATTGGTTGATTGCACACGATGTCGAATTTTCTCCCAAATTCTGGTTTGAAAATCTATCAACGCTGGGAGCAAGTAATGTTGATTTCAGTCCATATGGAGATGCGGTGTTATATACAAATGCAGCCCCAGCGTTCGACCCGTTTCTATCTTCTCCCTCTGCAACAATCAATAAATGATCTTTATGTGCCGCGAGACCTTTACCGAAATTATCGCCGGTACTCGCGCCGCTTGTTGGGTTGTCGAAGGTTGCGATTTTAGTATTGTCCGACACCCTAAACATATAAACTTCGCCAGTGCCAGAAATTCCACTTCTTATTAAATAATATCCATTGCTTTCAGAATCAGTCCACATTTCACAACGATTTACTTGAAAATAACTATCTGTTGTTGTCGATGTTGCAAATGCGTTGATAAAATCATTAGCATTATGTGTAACCACTAAAGAACCATCAGAGATTTTCCATATATATGCTCGGCCGCGAATATATGCATGAGAGACACCTCCGGTTGCTCCAATAAAGTGGGGTTCTACGGTCATGAAATAATGATCTGTTATCGCTATGTCATCTGCATGGTTTCCTATATCTCC